CCGTGATATCAACGCCCGGCTTAAAATCATAACAGGTTAAAGTCAAGGTACCATCTCCTGTAACTGCCTTGTCAAGGTAGCTATATGCATCCAATTGAGACTGTGCAGTATCTACATCGTCCGACTGCACTAAATCCATCACCGGACACATTGCGGCAGACAAGCCAGAAACACTGACTGTCTGCGTGTAGGGTCCGTCACCGGTCCAACCGGAAGCAGGCAAATCAATATCAAAGGAATAATGGACTGCCTTCGTATGAATCAAATTCAAAAGGTGTCCTGCCGTATCGCTGTCCAACGTATCCTGCACATTAGAAAACCATTCCTCAAATGATGCCTGATACTGCGCTTCTGCAGCTGACATATCATTTTCATAGTCCGATTTTTTCGTGCTGAACCAGTTAAGATACTGGTCAAAAATAGCCGTGGTGTCTGCTTGAATCAGACTGTTTACGATACCGCACAATTCTGTATTCAGCCGTATATCGGTAATATCCGCCTGCGCAATACTGGTCACACCTGCGTTGACTGCAACATCTGCAATCCCCAACTCATAGGAATCCGCGTCACGCTCTAAGTCCTGCGCAACGGGTGTTGTGGCATAATTGCCTTGCTTTACCGCCGCTGTGATGCTCCGGTCTGCGCGGCTCCATCGCAAAACTACACGGTCAATACGGTTTGACGCACCGTCGGCGTTTGTCAGACGTATGTACAATGGCGAATCATTATCGTACAGATATCCGTTAATCCATGCTTTCCCAACGTCAACATAAATTTTCATGCTGTCGCCGTTTGCCTTAACCTGTACATTTGCTGCAGGGTTTGGAAATACACCGTTGGTCAGAAATGCATTAAAATACGCTGCCCAATCCTCGGCTTTATACTTTCGGTCATGTTTGACGGAGTTGAAGAATCCGCTATGCTCCATTTATTTCACCACCCTTTTGATCTTATCAAGCAGCGTCGGCAGGTCGTTTCCAAAGGTAACGTCCAGTGTCATTCCGTTTTCCTCATACGTTTCCTTGACTTCCGTAATTCTGGTATCCAGCTGCAGACCCCAGCGCCGGCTGAAAAATGTCACGCTGTCTCCCAAGTCCCAGTCGGTTTGATAGCTGAGATTTCCATACAAATTGATCGTACTGGAAAACGACTGTACCTCAGCATGCTGCGCCAATTCTTTCGTTCCGTCCTGCGCAAGCAGATTCAGAAAATCTGATTTTGATAAATAGGTATAAATAGTATTTCCATCACCGTCTTGCGCCCCCGTATCAATTTTACTGGAACTGTCAGAAGAAACATATGCTTCACAACGGTCTAAACCAGAGGCAGTCCCTACAGTTGCAGCGACTGCCTCCTCGACATCTGTCGTTTCTGTTGTGACATTGCCGTCGCTGTCTGTCTTCTGAGTTGTGACGGGATAAGTAAATTTTCCATTTACCAGTGCAACATTTCGCAGGTCATCATTCGAATCACTGTATTCCTGTGTCAAAACATTTTCATACTCGCGGCAGAAGATTGCGCGCGGGTTTTCTGACTGCCCAACCGTGCGGTTAAGCCCCCGCCAGACCTCATACTTTAAAGATTTGTTTGGCAAGTCAAATAAGATATGCTGGCCTACATCCGCTGCAGCTGCCAGTGTATTCAGCGCATCCCCGAGGTTGTCCCTGCCGTCGTCCGGTGTCTGATAGATTCCTGTATCCGCAATCCCGTGTGTATTGCCAAGGGACAGCATCGGTATTACCCTGCCGCTGTCGGATGGACTAACTGCATTTTTGTCCACAAGCGTTCGCATCATACTTTCCGCTGTGCCAGTCAGGTACAGGTTATCCCACACAATACGGCGGCCAAGATATCCGGTCAAAAAGGTTCCCTTAATGTCCAGCGTTTCCTGCCCCTTGTCGTCCATCTCCGGATGTGTGTAATCGATAACCCCGGCTTCATCTTTGCCTTTGGGCCAAACGATGTTTTCTTTTTGCAGAAGCGTTAGCAGCGACGCAGCGTCGGTATCCGCGGCAGGAATTGGCATAACCAGTTCAAATTCTCCCGGCTTATAAAAACGCCGCACCCACTGCAGGGATGTGTAAGCTTCGAGCATCCCAAGCATATGCAAAGTACGGTCAAATAGGTAGATTTCCATCCTTACACCCCCAAGTACTGCGGACTGTAACGGATTGTGACATTGAGATTGTCCAGCCCGCTGTCGGCGTTGTACCGGATTGGATTGCTGCCCGGCTGCAGCTGCAGAAAGGTACTGGCCGGCAGGTCCGCATCATTAAAATAGTTGAGGGAATCCCCATTCAGGTAACCAGTAACGGCTTTCTCCCCAAACTTCGTGTTGATTTCAATCATTTCCCCAGCATGCATTGTTTTGAGCATTTTAAAATACTCGCGGGTGTTGACATTCAATACAGATGGATTTTCAAGCGTACCGGTTGCTGTAAAAATAATCTTCATCCCGCACGGCACATCGCCGGGATTCTGAACATCCACAATTAAGGACTCCGCCCGTTCGCCAAACTCCATGCCATCATCCGGAAACTCAAAACCATCCGGCAGCAGGAATTCAAATTCCGGCAGCCACAGAGCAATTTCATCCACTGTGGGAGAAATATCCTGCCAGAACGGGTTTGGACAAAGAATGGTAATGTCATATTCCTGTGTTCCGCCGTCTATTTCTCCAAATGCTACAGACTCCACCTTGCAGCTGCAGGATTTATCCACATCTCCGTAAATATATTCCAGCACTCCCGACTGCTTAGTTGAGAAGGCTGTTATCAGTTCGCGGTGATACTCTTCCAACTGACGGGCATTTGCTGCAATAATTGTACCCGTAATCGTTCGTTCTGATTTTTCCAGTGATGCATTGACATCCGTTTCTCCATCTTGGTCCGGACTTTTGACCGTGTTCACATCATTTTTTGCACCGCCAAATCCTGCAATTTTGGAGAGCCAAAACGGGTTGGCATGATTCTGGGCCAGTGTTACGCTTTGTCCATATGTATTTTTGTAAACCAGAGTCGCCAATTTATCACATCCAATCAAAATCCAAGAGCCAGTTTGCGCAGGGCGTTCTTGGTTTGCCGTGCCTGTTCAGACGGAGACGGCGTTTTACTGTAAATATACTGCGTAACGTTCACACCTCCCTGTTTCATTGTTTCCGAATTCCCGGCAGGACCGCCGGATGGTATAGCTGCATAGCCTCCTGACGCGGCCATCAAAGCAGACCGCACCCGCACATGGGTGTCAAATGTTTCTGGAATAGAATTGCGAATCGCGCCTCCAATCTGCTTTGCTGCATTTCCAACCTTATCCAGATTGCTAATAATTCCGCTCGCAATGCCTTCCATCATATCGGGCATCCAGCTTTCATAATCCATTAACGGCCCCTCATCCGGTCGGCTAAAATGCAAAAATGACCGGATTTTATTGGCAACGCCGGACACAGCATTTCCAACAGCTCCAATCATTCCTGTAATTCCGTTAATCAACCCCTGTATCATATCTCGGCCCCAATTCAAAAATTTTCTGGGCAGAGAAGTAAGAAATGAAATTGCACTGGAAAATCCATTCCGAATCGTGCTGCCGATATTCCCGATAAGCGACCGAATCCCAGACAGCAGGCCGCTAATCATCTGACTGCCCCATGACAGAAAGCGCGCCGGAAGTCCAGATAAAAAGGATATCGCCGCTTGGAATCCATTTTTGATTGCGTTTCCGATTGCCTGCACCCCAGCAAGAAACCGCCCCGGCAGGGACTGTATAAATGAAACAAGTCCATTCCAAGCCGTTTTTGCAGTAGAAACAATTGACGCCCATAATGACGAAAAGAACGATTTCACCGCATTCCACGCTGACCGGATGCCCCCGGTAATGCTGGCCCACAGTCCTGTAAAAAACGAGGCAAGTGAATTCCATACTGTAGTAGCAGTTGTATAAATTCCGTTCCATTCCAACGCAAAGAATGCCACAATCGCCTGCAGAATTCCAGTAAAAAATTGCTGTATCCCTGTCCAAGCAGTTTGTGCGGCATTTGTGATATTGGTCCATATCTTACTCAGGTCACCGGGAATTTTCCCAAAGTTTCCGGTAATTAAATCACAAATCAATAACACCGGTGCAAGGACAACATTCTTGATAATTGTCCATGCGGCACTGAGCATATTTTTAATTCCCGACATAATCGTGTGAAGCCCCGGAGACAGTGACTTCCAAATATTCAATACACCCTTAACCAGCAAGTTTACAACTGTCATGACTGCTGTGCGGATGCCGTTCCATACCGTCAAAACGGCTGTCTTAACTCCGTTAAATGCAGTTGTTACGCCGGTCTTAATACCGTTTATGACAGACAAGACGCCTGATTTTACACCATTAAAAGCACCGACAACCCCTGACTTAATCCCATTCGCACCTGATTTGATACTGTTCCCCAGACTCTTAAAAAATGCTGGAATCCGGCTGAAAAATCCCGATATTTTAGGCCACAGTCCCGCAAAGAATCCCGGAATACCTGTGAAAAAGCCTTTGATTCCGTTCCAAATACTCATGACACCATCGCGGAATTGTTTGTTTGTGTCCCACAGATGTTTAATGCCAATGGCAAGTACAGCCACAGCGGCTACAATTGCTGCTATAATACCGATGGTAGGGAGCAAAGCTGCATCAAGAGTGATTCCAAACGTGCTTGTTACTGTATTGAGCAAAGACATCCCGCCAACCAATGTGCCCACCACGGCAATGATCGCCAGTATTGCCGCTGTAAGCTGTGGATTCTTTGACACAAATTCTGCTATTTTTTGAATAATTGGAGTTGTTACTTTTACAATTTTTGCGATCGTTGGTAGTAGCGCATCCCCAATTGTTTCTTTTAATTCTTGCATTGTATTAGCAAGTTGTTTTTGTTTTCCTTCGTAAGTATTAGCTGCCGCTGCTGCCTGTCCTCCAAACTCTTTATTAAGCTCTGCGAGAATAACTTTTTGCGCCCCGGCCACATTGCCCATTTTCTCCATTGTGGCAATCTGAGCCTTTTGTTTTGCTGTAAAGGTAACGCCAACACGCGTCAGGGCTGTAATGCCCTTGACCGGGTCATTTAGCGCTTTGCCGAGTTGCATAGCTGCCTGCTTCGGGCCTGTACCCATTTTTTGGGACATGTCCAGCATAGCAGAAGTTGCTTGGGGAAATACATTTTTCCCTATATTGGTGAATGTAAGCATCATAGCTTCTCCACCTTTTACTTCCTCTGCGGAAAACGTGGTGTTGCTTACCATTGCTTCTGTTAATTCATTTAGTGACTGCATCGTCATACCAGATGCGCCTTTTGTGGATTTTAAGGTTTGCTCCAAGTCAGATGTTGACTTTTGTGCTTCTCCAGCTTCTTGAATCGATGATCCTAAAAATCCGCCAACGGCAATGCCAATGGCACCGATCCCTGCTTTAATATTTTCCGCACTGAAAGTATCCTTGATTTTATCTTTTAAAAGTGAAAATTTTCCTTTCACTTTTTCTGTAAAGGAACTGGAAGCGCTTTCTGCAGCGGCGAGATCTTTTTGGGTTTCTTTAATCTGTGAATTGGTTTTTTCATATTCACGTTCCACCGCACGAACTTTATCTGCACCAAGAGTTCCACTTTCAGCTTTTTCCTGCAATTCAGATAATGTGTTTTCAAGATCTTTTTGCTTTGCTTTAAGCTTTTCAGTATCTCCGACTCCATCTCTAAGCTGTGTATTGACCTTCTGAAGAGCTTTTTCAGCACTTTCAATTTGCCGCTTTCCATAATCACCAGATTCAGCATCTTTTTTAACTTGATCAACAGCAGATTTTAATGTTTTCTGCTTTTCCACAAGCGCCGATTCTTTTTCTTTCAGTAGGTCAATTTTTTGCCCCGTCAACGTAACATTCTTGGGGTCAAACTTTAGCTGTTTATTAACTTCGCGTAACTCACTTTGCGCATCTCCGGCAGTTTTGTTGACGCCTTTTAAGGAAGAATTTAAATTTTCTGCGTTTCCACCGAGTTCGATTGTAATGCCCTTAATATTATTCGCCATGTTTCATCACCTCTTAAAGCAGCAGAAAAAATGCATCCTCAACTGAGGATGCAAAAATGAAAGCCAATTTTTTATTTTTTTTCAAGATTAAGTAGTCGGCTAAGGATCATCCAATTTTGATAGACTAACGTCTTTTTAAACGCAAAATCTGTAACCGCCGTAGCAGACATTGTGACAAGCGTTCTGTCTTTTGCCATAGAGAAAAGTGCATTTTTTTCATCATCAGATAGTCCTTGCAAATTAAACCGTTGAATGATTTCATTGACTTCATTTTCACTTGCATTGTCGCTTTTTCCAAACATGTCCGGCACACTCCTTTTAAAATATAAATTCATACTAAAGCATAGCAGGGAGTGTGTCAATGATTTCCAAAATACTTTCTCAGCATTTTCCGGTCCGGTTCCGTCTGTTCCGCTGACCAGCACTTTTCAAGATAGTCCCGCCCCGGTTCTGTCTGCTGGCAGGTGAAAATCACAGACTCACGAAGCAGAAACCAATAGGTAAATATGTCCAGCATCTGCACACGGGAAAGACTGATGCCAGCATAATCAGCGACAAATTTATCGTTGCCGGTCCTTGCTGTATAATGCCCTTCCGGCTCGTTATTCGGGCAGGAAGGGACTGTCAGTTTTTTTCTTGCTTTGTCTTACCAATCCATGCAAAGAAGGCATTCAGCAGCCCCATCATCTGGTCGACATCCATGGCCTCCACATAGTCATCAGAAACCTTGTATCTGGACTTATTCTTGCTCAGCATTGTTTTGATGGAATTGCGGAGGGCTGTCATGATGTTTTCTGTAATTCCGCCGTTATCCTGCATACTTTGGGACTGCTCAACAACATCAAACATTTCACGCAGCGTTTTGAGACGCGGCGGCTCCACTTCCACAACCGTGGTATGGAGTTTTCCTTCATCATCCTCCGCTGTGAGTTTTACCGGAAAATAACGTTTTGGTACGCAAGTGATATCATACATTTCATTTCACCTCACCCTTTCGCCGTAACGGTCGTAATACCGGCCTTAACTGCGGCATTGCCGCTGTCAACTTCTGCTACTGTAACAATATCTCCCGTCGCTGCCGGAATGTCAGACGCACCATCCCATGCAGCCCAGTTAGACAGCACCGCACCCACTGCAATCGTTTGCGCACCGTCCATGTACCGATAGCTGTTCCCTTCTCCAAGTGCAGGCGTTACCGTCAATTTCGTTGTACCTGTTGTACTGCCGACCGCAGAGGACACCGTCAGGCCACTGGCTTTTACCGTGTCACCGAGGACTTCCTCATCATAGATAATTAAAGTACCCTCATTATCGCTGGCCTGCGCGGTAATTTCCAAATCCATATTGCTGGCACTGTCAGATTTAAAGGCCAGTTTGAATCCGCCGGTCTGTGTACCAACCATTGTAATTCGCACGTCCCCATACTTCGCATCCGGATGTACAAACCGGAAAAGGTGGATTTTCCCATCATCATTGCCAAGGCCGCCGATTTTAATCGTCCTGTGCCCTGCTGTTTCCGTAATCCGCGCTGTAGACACAAAAGTATTGAAATCCGATGCGGACCATGCAATTAAAGATGCCTTTAATGTTGCCGTCTCCGCTGTCAAAATGTTGCGCTGCATAACACCAAAGTCATCTTTAAAAGTCTTATACGTTGGCTTATAATCAATTTCGCCGCCCTTTTCAATATAGCCAAGGCGGTGCATTTCCGTTTCAATATCAGTATCAGCGGGAATGTTCCCCGAAAACACATCATGATACAAATATCCACTGCCAATCGGAATGTGAATGATTTTATCTGCCATTAAAGATCAGTCCTTTCTAAAACAGGGGTTTTGATTGTGTATATTGTTTCGTACATATCGTCCGGATCCGGAAGCCACATCTGTTCGCGGGTAAAGGCAAGGCCTGCGGCATCGAAAAGCGCTTCCAGTTTTGTGTTATATTCCGCTGTGTCAGAATACCGTTCAACCGTGAGATTGTGCGTGGTAAGGATATTCCGCATATCCGCGCCGCCGCGGTCCTGCTCATCGAGAAAATAAATATAAGGGAGCTTTGCTCTTTCATCACCCGGGGGAAAGCAGGTTTCCGCAACGGGTTCCCCGGCCTGTTCCAGCCATGCTTTAATGTCCATTGCGAATGATCTCCTCCACCCGCGTTTCAAAGGCAGCGTTTGCCTTTTCCTCATTCGGTTTAATATGCGGGAAAGCGCGCGCCCGGCCGCCGTTGCGTGTGGCATGGCCGTTTTCCAACAAATGAGTAAGCCCCGCCTGCCTGTTGTGGATAACCGTATATTTTTTAAGCGGCGTGTTTGCTGTTACCGTAACCTTCCATCCTTTTTGGTATTTGCCGGTTGCCCCGACCGGACTGGCCGCCGTAAGGTTCCCCTTACATTCTTTGGCCGTAATGTCTTCCGCTTTTTTGATTCCATCCATGACATCGTCTGAATACTGCCGCAGCGTTTCGGAAATTGCATCCGCAAGACCATCCACCGGTATTGTTTCGCTCATGGTGCCACCCCGATTTTCCGTAATGTTAAAACCGTTACCGGCGGATTTGTGTCGTAAAGATTCTGCAGCTGCTCAATGCGGTACCGGACACCGGAAATCACAACGTTGTTTTCTGGCGTGATGTCTTCCCGCAATGGGATCTGGACCAGACGATTGATTTCGGTACTGGCTGCACGGGCAGCGTAAAAGCGCTTCATCCCGACTGTCCGATTGCCAAAACCGAGTGTTATCATTTTGGTGTCCAGTTTATTTCCTGTCACCGAGTAAATATCGCACCAGCCATCATTGAATGTAAGAAACTGTGTGGGTGTTCGAATGGTCATGGCACTGTCACCTGCCCTGCGCGTTCCGCCTCATAACAACTGTTAATTTCCACAATCATAATCTGCTGTCCGGACGTCGCCGGAATCGGCGAAAAGCCGTCCCATTCCGTCCAGATATTACCCGGTAGGCAGGTGTCAAGCCGCTGTGGCAGCGTTAATCCAGCGCCAGTTTGATAAACGCAGCCGTTACCATCATCCGGTTCCGGTGCAACCGTTACATCATAGCCTCCGGAAGAATCCGGGGAGACAATAACGGTCAGGCTGTCAATCATCGGCGCCTGCGTGCTGAGATGGAGGTCAAGAAGTTCAGCCCCAAAGTTTCTCTCGAATACTTCCAGCGCCTGACTTCTGGCATATCGGCAGTAGTCCAGCAGCAAGGCACGCGGCTGACCTTCGGCTGTAAAGTCGAGCGGTGCACCCGCAATCTGCTGCAAACGCGTCATCCCGCGATTGATGTAACCGGTAACCTCCGCATCTGTATCGGCATTCTGCCAAGTAATTTTGAGGTATGCCTTGACGGTTTCTAAAAGGCCCGTGGGCGGGCCTGCATCATTTGTTGCCATAGGTTTTTACCTCCTCAGTTACGCCGTTACAGTTTTCGTATTGACCGGATTTGTAGTCGGATTTACAACCAGCACCTGATGTTTGAGCGGAGTCAGGCCTGTAATATCCGCAAGCACAAAAGCATTGTTGTCCAGCGGCTGGCCATTGCCATACATTTTGATTTTATAGACGCGGTTGTCATCGAGGAATTGAAACTCATCGGAGTATTCCAGCTGCCCGCCGCTGCCGCCTTTGCCGATACCCATGAAGTAACGACTTGCAAGACCGAAAATTGCTTTGCCGGACGGGACGTTGATGTCCTGCACGACCTGTGACGGGTAAGGCAGCACATTACTGACATAGCTGCCGGAATTGGTAAGGTAAGTCATTGCCGGCATAACCAACGTAAAGTAGTCCACGGGGTTTACAACCATCAAAATAGATGGAACCGGACGTTTTCTGCCGTTCGGCCCCTGCGCCAAGGTTGCGGCAATACTGCCAATGGTTTTTACAGACAGGTCGGTAATCACAATCGGCGTCTTGTCTTGGTAGCCCGTCGTCGGGTCAACGGCTGCACTAAGGTCTTTCGTCATGCCGATTGGTGTATCTTTGCCAGTGCCAGCCACAATGCCCTGAGACAGGCCATAACCGAGTGCCTCGGCAAGCACCGTGCGGACATAGGTGTCCATCCACTCAGGACCAACGTCGAGCATATCGCGGGACACGGGCATAAAAGCTGTAAGCTTGTTCAGCTCAATGTTGATTGTGCTGATTGCGCCGCTGAGCTCCGTTACAATCTTTGAATTAATAGGTCCCCACGTCGCAAGCTGCATTCCCTGTTTGTTAACAATCATCTTCGTAATTGCGGAAACATTTTGAAAATTGATGACATTCAAAAGTGGAAAAGTGGTCCCAATATCGCTGAGAACATTGTCAAGGACCGTTGTCGGAAGTGTCGTGCTATCAATTCCAGTGAAAGCCATTTTCGGATTGTCAAAATGCGCTTTCAAGCTGCCCATTACGTCCGAATAGAATTTGGTCTCTGCCGCCGTCAGCTGGTGCACACCGCGGCGTGCAAGGATGGCGGAATCCTGTGTCTGCTGGTACGATTTAAAATCATCCACAATATCCGACTGCAGTTTTACCGCAAAATCCGCAAATGCTTCGGTAAGTGCTGCCGGGTCTTTGCTTTCCATTGCCTTCCCGAGCTTTTCATTAAGGTCCTGCTTAATCACATCTTTCGATTTCATATGTTTTTACCTCCGAATAAAGATTTGAGCCGGGAAGCATTTGTCTGCTCCGGCTCATGTGGTTTATGTTTTTCGAGTTTTCCGTTGATTTCTTCCGCAGCCTGTTCGGCGGCTGCCTTAGCCTTATCAAGTTCGGCGTAAAAATCTTTGGCATTGAGATGCAGGTCAACGGTCATGGCATTACTTTCAAATTTCTTCTGTTTTATCATAACTTTCTGGATGACCTGTTTCATTGCACTTTGATGTGCAGCACTGCTTTGCACCGCGCTGGAAACCGCTGTGGCAAACCCCATCTTGACCGCATCGTCCGGCAGTATCCACGTACCCTCATGGCTTTCACCGTCAAGCATGGCGTCCAGCTGCTCCCGGCTGATATTTACACGCTCCATATAAGCATTTCCGGCTGCCTGCGAAATCTTATCGAGTTCATCGGCCTGCTGTCTCAACTGTGCGCCGTTGCCTGCATCCGGCTGCATCCATGCGTTATGAATCATCAGGACAGAGGCGGCGTTCATAATCCGCTTGTCTCCGGCCATAAATACAACGGACGCCGCAGAACAGGCGAAGCCTTCCACAATCGTATTGACTTTTGCACTGTGATTTTTAAGGATATTGTAAATAGCAAGTCCCTCATTGACGCAGCCGCCCATGCTGTTAATGTGGACATTGATGGTGTCAACGTCCAGCCCCTGAATATCCTTAACAATGGACAGACTAGACGTTTCACCAAGGTCAATGCCCCATGCCTCATCAATACCCGTATTCACTGCGTCTACAATATCGCCGACAATATAAAGGTCTGCTGTTCTTGTCTGCTGATTGGTTTCCAAAGAATAATATTTTTTCATCCTGTATCACCTCCGTCTGCCGGCCCGTCAACCGGCTCATAGTTTTTTGTAAGTACATATCGTTTGCTCCACCACGTGTTGAGCGGTGTGTCACCGAGTTTTTGTCTTAGTTCGTCAACATTGTAAAGGCTGTCCGAAATCAGCTTGTCGGCAACCATCGCGACGTCGAATATGTCAATATGCTTAATGCACGTGGTGTCAATTCTAAGATAGGTTCCGGCGAGAAATGCCGCCTTGCCGTAACGTTTCCGGTTTATCTCCGTCTGGATAAGGTCCACAAGCGGGTCGATGCAGACTGTCAGCAGTTCATCCATGAGTTTGCTGATATCGGCAATGTCACCCTGCAGCAGCGCCGGCGGAATCCGGAATGCCTGCGCAACACGGGCAAAGGCTTCTTTTGTAATGTTGGCAATGTCATTGACTTCGGATGTGGATTTCTTGCTGCCCTCTCCGGTAATTTCATCGTAAGTAATGCCGTTCGGCAGATGGATCACAGCATTTTCAGAATCAAAGTACTTTTTGAATCCTTTTCCGAAAATATCGTCAATCCGTTTCTGATATTTCTTATCACCGGACAGTGTTTTATCGACGTGAGCAATGCCCTTCCGGCCGCCGGCGCGTTTGTATTTACCCATCGCCATGGAGAGGAGCTGGTTGTACCCGCCCATAACATTGGAAAGCAAGGCCCGTATGTTCCGGTTATTGAGCCGGAAGTAAAGCACATCGGACATGCTGAAAGTTTTGTCAAATGTAAAGCTGTCCCCGAAGGCTTCCACTGTGACGTCGGAAAACGTTGCCGGAAACAGGGCATACCCGGTTGCGTTAAAACTGTCTGCAACAAGCAGTTGGCCGTCGGCCTCCACCACCAAAGCCTCATTATCATGAAGCAGTTTGGAAACAAGCTGCTGGATGAACTGGCTGCTGTTTTGATTGACATTTGGCTCGACATTCCAGAGATAATACTCATCCGCTTTGGTTCCTTTCCCCTTAACGTAGGTTTTAAATTCACATTTGGCAATCAGCCCTGCCAGCATATTAATTGCCATCTGAATGGCAAAGTCCTCAATATCTAATTGCAGTTTTGTTTCACCCATCAACTGCTGGTTTAGCTTGTATGTTTTCCCGGGCTTAAAAATATCCCGAAAAAAATCTAGAATTTTCAACCGCTCACCTCCCTCAGTAAGAGTAAACTTTGAAATCGTCCAGACTTGTTTCTTCTCCACTGTCCGCAAGATTCTCACTTGCACAGATTGCGGCAGCCATTGCCTTAAAGCCGTCAGTTTTACGCGATTTTTCTTCTTTTTTTCCGTAATACTGGTTCCCACGGTCCGTAATGACACAGGTGTTATTGGTGTACCACGGCATCATCGGGTCGCTGCCCCAGATGATTTTGTGTGTATTGAACAGGCTGGTGATAACCGGCACATAGCGGTTTTCCGTAACGCGTTTTGTCAGCATGATGTTGTTTGCACCGCCCTTGTCGGTATCGAACCCGGCCTCCCGCAGTGCGCGGGTCAGCAGGGTATAGCGGAAGTTATCCATGCCGAGCAGCGTAATGTGGTATTCCTTTGCTTTATCTGCGAGCCATGCGGCCGGCACATCCGGGGGAATCTCCGGCCCGTTGCAAAATGTCAGATATCCGGCATCTTCCCAGTCATGCAAAGGTGCTTTGATACGTGGTAAGTCAGCCGATGCACGGCACACCCAGCTATGCTGCATCCAGCAATAAAGGCCCTTGTATTTAAACAAGAGCCCCGCAGAAAGAAAATCTGTTGTTTTCATATAGTCAATTCCAGCTGCACAGTCGCACCATTCAAGGTCTGGCAGCGGCCTTTTCGCCGCAAGAATATTGTTCCAGTCCGTAACACTTTCATTATCGAAAGTCTGTGGCAGATTCATCCGCTTCACGACAAATGAAGAATTTCCGGAAGGATTGATCTGATACTGCGCGTATTCCTGCTCCAGTTCCTGCCGCAGTACAGGAAAATACGGCAGCGACGGGTTGGCCTTATACCACATCTTCGGGTTATCGACTTCCGCCGGATCGTCCAGTCGGCAGATAAATGGGAGCATACCCTTGTCATCCATGCCGCCGCTGAGGATCTGATCGGCCTGTGCCTTGCTATCATCCAACGGACCGCCGCGTACATAGCCGTCTGTGGTGATGATGGTCTGGCGCGGAAAGGCCTTTTTTCCGAGGCCGGTCCGTGCGACGTCAACCATCTTGTAGTTTTCATAGGCATGGAATTCGTCGAACACGACCGCGCCCGGCCGACCGCCGTCCTTTGTCTTGACTCCGGAAGTGCGAAAGCGAATGCGGGACCCGGTCGCTAGGTTAGTAATGACTTCTTTATTCCAAGTGAAAAACCGGCCAAGTTTTGCCTTGTTATCTTCTAAAACGTTATACACATCTTCAAAGCTGGTTTTGGCCTGATCCTCCGCTGTGGCGAAAATATCGACATCGTATTGCTTCACACCGTTAATTGGTGTAATCCAGCAAAAGGCCTCGAAAGAAAGATAACCATTTTCCCCTGCACCCCGCCCGACCATGACAAATAAAATAGGCCAGCGGAGCAATCCGTCGGCCCGATATGTACAGTTATGAAGAGCAAATACAAATTTTTCCCAAGGCAGCAGGCGGAATGGAAAAAATCTTTGCTTATCCAGATAGCGTCTTAGCTGAGATCCGTCAATATGAATATTTTCCGTTGCAAAACATTTTTCAACATATTCGCAGAGCCGCAGCTGGTCTTTGCAGACTGGGACAGCGCCGTGGCAAACCTGCTCAATGTAGTCGTCAACTTCTTTACAAATCACGTTCATCACTGTCCTTTTCTGTATCTATACCATCGGGCGGCACAACCGTTTCCGTGCTCAGCCCAAGGGCCGTCAGAATCGTTACCATCTGTTTGCTGTATTTCAATGCATCGTCTACAGACGGGTTATTTTTCTCATAGTCCTTTCCTGCGGCAGATTTTGCTGTATACGTTCGGCCTCGTTTGCGGATATCGGACTGCATCTGGCGGAGCTGCTGATAAAACCACATGTAATCATCAATCAGGGCACGGTAAAGCGTGACATCCGCCCCTTTTGCCTGAAGCTGTTTGATAAGAGAGTCCTTTACTTCTCTTGCTTTCGCCATGTTTACCGCCTCCTTTACTCAATTTTTTCTACGCGCGCGCGAGAAACCGGTTTTGTCGACCCTATCGCCCGTTCTCCCGTGGCTGAAATTTTTTTCAATTTTTTTGACCGGGGGGAGTGTCACCAACGCTCATCCTCCCACTTTTTATTCTGCTTGTGATGGATTTTGTAATGACATTCATCACAGACAGCAAGCAGGTTGCTTTTCGTTAATGCCAGCCACGGCGCATGCCTTACTGTCTGGATATGATGTACGGTCGTTGCCGGAACATACAGGCCGCGCGCCTTACACAGTTGGCACTCATAGTGCTGCTCCCTGAGTACCTGCTCACGGAGATGCAGCCAAGCGTGACTGATATAAAAGGCATGCATGTCATTGCGTGCAACCAGTTGTGGAATCCAGACGGATAACTGTGCAGGCGTGTAAGTCCGATAGGTTTTCATAGGTTCTCACTGCCCTGCATCCGTCCAAACTTATCATATAATTTCCGACGATAGTCCACAATCCGGTCCATGGTATCCGCTCCTTTTGTTTTTGGGTATAAAAATGACGACCCGAAGGTCGCCGAAAAAACGAACAAAATATTATTTTATTTCTTATTTGTCGAAATATGAAGTAAAGAATATAAGGGGCACACCCCAGAAATTGCAGTAGCCAGCGGTATAAAACCAAGTAAACCAAGCCATTTTGCATTTCCCCGAAGCACGAAGAACAAACTAAACAGGATTACCGCCACCACCGCTCGTATCGTTCGGTCTATAGTTCCTAAATTTTTCATTTTCATGCCCTCTTTCGGATCGTTCAGTTTTAACCCATCATGATTCTTATCATATCCCAAAAGGGCATGTTTACTTCATTCAAGTACAGATCTTCCGTAAATTCGTTGATTTGTCCGGCTTCTCGAGTATAAAAAAGGCACCGACCGCAAGGGCGGAGAGCTTGGAAATCTATAATTTATTCTGGTAACTGAGCTTTAAGCTGGTATGCATCCTTTGGACTTTTCCCACGATATATAAAATAGCTATGCTTATTTTTGTCTCGGCGAATGGTAACAGTACTTTTTATCTTATTATTTTGATAAATGGTTTCAGCTATATCATCGTCATTCATAAGAGCTAATTCACTTTGATTCCACTTGTCTTTTCCGCACATTAAAGCAATTTTGATACCTTTTTTATCATCGATACAACTTTTAATGATATTTTGCTGCTCAACTGTAAAGTTAAAGAACCAACTATCATAATCTTTATCCGCAGTATCCGGACGTGGATGTGAAGCATATGACATTACTAAAATAAAATCTGGCTCTCTATCAACTGCAAATTCATATATTCTTCCGTTTTTGTTATTAGAACTGATTAAGCTTGGAGTATAATGTGTCTTTGCACCTCTTAGAAAGACAGAAAGAACAGCGCCAAAATAAAAATCATAATCATTAAAAACGTTAACCATAAACATTTCCTCCTAAAAACACTTTTCTCCATTATAATCCAGAAAGTAGCATATTAGAAGGAAATAATACACATTTGTGAAATATACGGCAAAATTACCGCCCAACTTTTTCAACAGTTACCAGCTATTTTAATTCTCCTTCAAGCATCATGAAAAATTAGCCGAAATAGGCTAATCCCATAAAAATTTGAATATGAAAAAGGCACCCACCGAAATGGATGCCCACTAATATTTAGTCCCGTGTAACGCCCGGGTTATCGACTGCTATACCTGCTTTTGTTGATTGGTCTTTGGAACAGTTCATAAATGACTTCAACGCCGAAATTAAAGCCTTCGGTTTGGCACGAAAAGATAGGCTTGTTGGATATTTCCAACTCAGTTAGTGTACCACACAAAATGTTCTTTGTCAAATGAAAGCCCGGCAGCAACCAAGCTGTCGGGTTCGTGCCGTCTGTTCCGGCTGCCAAAAAAGTTTCAGGAGTACCGGCTCAGCCTCATGCGGCGTTGTCGGCATATGCGCCACCGTGCACTCCATCACGGCGGCATTATTTAGGAGGACTCTTGTAATCTTTTGATGCGGCTTTCCGCTGTGTGATAAGTGGTCCGGCAGACGTCCCATGCCCGCGATGCAGTCTTCATTATAAATATGGTCGATATACTCTTCCATGGTGTCCCCTTTCTGGAGACCCGCACAGGCAGCGAAAAAGGAACCGGCCTTTCAGCCCGTTCCCTTTAATTCCTAGTTTATACTATAGCACAGGTTTAGTATAACATTCTATCACTTGTATTGCTTTTCCATGGAGTCTGCAGATATGCATGTAGCTGTAACTAAGCTTTACCGCAATTTTTTCCCACGTCAGTCCGTCTATGTACCGCAGTTCCAACAGAGTCCGCAGTGTATCATCCGGCACAGCCTTGATTGCTTTCTCAATTTCCCCACGCACCTGTAACAAGCGGTCAATTTCCACATTGATTTCGCCTTCCAGTGCCACAATCTTTTCCACAGCATCCTGCACGCGGTCTCCAGCAACACCTCCTCCCGGCATTCCGGTCAATGCCGGTGTGATTTTTGTCGCCCGCGACCGCCATCTCGACAATTCATCACATTTTCGACCCACCTCTTTGTCTAATTTCCGATATCGGTTCAGCCAATCAATTTTGGCTTGGTTTTCTGGTGTCGCCATTACTTTTCTCCTTTCGCCCAATGAATTCTGACTTTCAGTGCATTCAGCAAGCTGTCCTGTATGGTGCTTTTGCCCTGTAGCACTGTCATTTCCACCTTTCCTCTGCCGTATTTGCGGCTTGCTCCCTTTACTTTGTGTCAATCTCCGCTTTGATTACATAAAATAGTAAAAATCCAAAGCAGGAGGATCTACTCATGAATTTTTTAAACGCATGTGCCTGTATAAAAACGTGCAAAATAAAGCGCACTCTTACATATGACCATACAACTATGCTCACGTTCACCATTGTCTATCCGAAAATATGCTTACGGAACAATGCACCTGTGCAAGCCAGCATCAATGCGCAAATTCAAAAGCAGGTTCATGCATTTTGGCAGTATACATCCGGTGAACTGTACCAGCAGGCCATTGCTTACTACAAGGACACACTGGAACAGGGATTTCCTTTTCACCCATATGATGCAGTTCTAAAATATGAAACGACTTACAATCGGAACTGCTATCTCAGCGTATACCGAGATCAGTACACATACACCGGAGGCGCCCATGGAAACACCGTCCGGTCATCCGACACTTGGAACCTTTCCAACGGAAAAAGCGTTCCGCTTTCCTGCCTGTTCCCAGCCGGCAAGGATAATGATGCATTGCTGACAGAGCAGATCTTGAAGCAGGCTGATAAACAATATCAACAAAATTCCGGTATTTATTTTGATAATTACCGGGAACTGATTGTCAAGAATTTCAATAAAGAAAATTATTATCTCACTCGCTGCGGTCTTGCAATCTACTATCAGCAATATGACATTGCGCCGTACGCAACAGGGATTGTTGTGTTCATCATCCCATACGCTGTGATTGGCTGGCATCCGCAATGCGTCATTGTTTCTCATGACTCCCCCTGAAAAGAATTGTAACCGTTTTGGATGATGGTCATTTCCCGCTTTTTCCGCTGTGTATGTAGTCTAAGAACCTGACAGCACCGTCAAATTTCACACGGTATGGTTCAATATCTTCCGGTTTCAGATACTGCCGGCCAAAAATTTGCTTCATATCCCGCCAGACTTGCCATGGAACTGTGTAGAACCGTGACTGTATACCGCATACGACAAACGCACAGGCGCCCAGAACCCGATGCGCCTCCAAGGTTTCTTTCTGTTCCTGTGTCAGCACGTTGCGCCGAATTCGGTCTGCTCCAGTGTACTTTGCCTCAAATACAATGGACCGCCCGTTTTTTAGCGTCCCTTGAAAGTCGGGCTGTGCCAGCGCTGTGAAGCGTCCGGTAAACACGCCGTCCGAATTTTTTCGCAGCACGCGGAATGGCTCAGGCGTTTTATCAATCACAGCCTGTCCATGCGCTGCATAGATCCGGCACGCCCGCTTGATATGATCTTCAAAGATATGGCCCTGTGCGTTGCTCCGCATTCCGCGAAAGCGCTTTATCTCCATTTCGTTCTGTTTCATTCTCCGCCTCCCATGCATTGATGCTTTCTAGGTTCCACGTCTGCCGTCACAGCGTGTTCTTTGATGCTTGTAACGTCATTATTCCAGCCTTTCTGATAGGCCGCTGTGATTCTGCTTCTTCCGTAGTATGGTGGAAATTCACAGTGCACCGCGTTAATGTCAATATAGCGTTCTTTCATTTTCAGCATCTCCTGTATACCTGTTTTTTCCCTCACTCTGCAACTGATCCCCGATACAGCGTCGACCGGCAGCGTCCAGACGGTCAATAAAAATTGTCCATGCTTCCAGCGGGTTGTCCACTGAGCAGGAGTCCATTGCCTGATCCAGCGCTTTGTACACGATAACCATCAACTCATTTTTACGCATTTCAACACCTCCTGCGCTGTTTCTCTGGAATTTGCACCATGCTGTAAAACTGATATTCAAACCCGAAAAATTCCCCATTGACCGTCCTGCTCTGTTCCAGATAGTACCCTTTCAACGGCTTAGGTTCCTTACGCCAGCTGTTCCGCCCGACCACCTCTATTTTGATTTTCGGCTTTATCAGATTGCGGCTGCTGTTCCACCGGCGGCCAAACGGATATTTTCCGTCTCGGAAACTTTGGCGTGTCTGTTTGATCAGGTAACTTGCCAATTGTGCATACTGTCCGGTATCATCCATCACGCTGACATGCATCCCTCCGTAGGGCCACAACTTTCGGACCTCCCGCAAATCATGCTGCGGGACCACAAGGTGATGATGGACAGTGCCGCGTTTTCCCCATTCTGTCACGACTATGTATTTCAGTTCCTGACCGGCTGCACGGTACGCCTTTCGCATTCCCCGCCAAAACTTTTCCAATATCGCCGGTACATCTTCTGGAGACGGCCGGTCCTCTGGCCGATAAGTCAAGGTAATATGAAAATCACCCGGTCCGTAGTTTGCATTTAACAGCCTGCGCAGTTTCATTTCCGCGTGACGGTCATTGACATGTACCTGCTCTTTGGGGGTTGGTCTAAAATTCTTCTGCCGCTGGATGCCCGGCTTGTGATACCTTGCGGTGTAATATTTCCGCGTTTCCCGCACCCGGCCTGCCTGACAGATTTCCTCCACGTAAGGCACCTTTTCCACTCCTATACTTTTCAACATTCTGCCCGCTGTGTGTCGATAACTTAATACCTTTAACAAGATAGGCAAGGCGGGTATCTGCCCCGTCAAAATGTTGATTTTTTGTGCCTTATGCGGTATAATATAAATAAGATTTTTCTTACCGCGTAAGGTTTGGCGGCTGGGTGTTTGCATCACTCAGCCGCCACTTTTTTATGTTTATATCCATATCGCATCCCACGGTTCCCGTGGAGAAAGTGCTCCCCGCTGTACCTGTTTACGGAGCTTGTCCACTTGTGCCCGTGTCTGCCGCTTGGTGCAGTTCGGACCGGCCGGACAGCCGCGCGGGTGTCCGGTAATCAGACAATACTCACACTGGATATCGCCGCGTGTCATGTGGAATCCACAGTCGGCGCAGCCTTTCCCTTTACTCATTTTTTTGCTCCCTTTTTTCTTCTTTACGTATCAAACCCGCTAATCCGGTAAACATACTCCATATAACCAATCTGAGGAGTGAACAAAATGGAATTAACCACACAGGATTATGTCAAAAAGGCCATTATGGATTTACAGGAGCATGTCCGCGATTTTATGTATTATTCAGATCACATTGAAGATAAAAATCTGAGTACGTGCTTTAAGGATTTTGCAGAAACGCAGGCAAAACAGGCCACCAAGTTGCAAGGGTTCCTGAATTGACTGCCGCCGCTTCGATTTTGTCGAGGCGGCTTTTTTAGTTGCCGTATCCGCCGATTTTAATGCACATTCCCAGTCCGCCTTCCGAACGCGGGAGACGCTGAAACTTATCATTCACATGACAATGATTCCCTTTGTATTCGCAATGTTCGCAGTTCTCATAGGGCTTAATACCTTCTTTATCCTGCATTATTTTTCCTCCTTCATCATTTTTATTACACTTTCCCTACTGCTGATTTTCCACCGGACCGGATGCCGTTTGTGGCTGTGAATTTTGTCATACCAGTCCTCTACTGCCGCCGCTGTGGCTAGAGCGATAAATATCGGTACAACTATTAAAGCAACTACATCCATATTTTTCCCTCCAATTCCCGCTGCTTGTCCTGATTACACTGCACGCAGTCGATTGTATGTAGCCCCACAATCCTCTGCGGCAACCTATGTTTTAAAAAATCAGTCCGGTTCTATGAAACATTTCTTCTTTATCCAAGCAAATCCTTTATTTTATAGTTACCGGGAAGAAGTACGCTGTCATTATTGGAAATGTAATCGGACATCTGCTCAGAGGCACGTTTCATCATTGCAGTTTTAAACTTTTTCTGTTCCTCCTCCGGCATCACCTGCCGACATGATATCTCATGCACCACCCATTTTTTTGTTTTGGGGTCTTTGTGCAGTTCTACAACGCGTTCCGTCATCAACTGCGTTTTGCCTCCGTGCGATTTGTCGATAACAGAGGACCGGAGGGTCCATCGTTCTGTTTTTGGCATTGCAATCACCTCCCTTTAAATTACGCAATACATCGTTTGTCCTATTACGCGGTTTTTTATCTTTTCCGCTTCCGCTGTGTCAGGCGGGCTTGTAATCTGCCTCTTCCTTCTGTAAAATTATGTTGGAAAGAATAGGTAGAAAAACGGTATTAAAAATGCCTTGTACGATTCCTCCATATGGTTACGCTGAAGGAATTTTGTTGTTTCCATGTGCTCCTGAATACTCTGAAAACCAGTTACATGGAAAAATCATTGCACGAACCGCAAAAAAGAATTTTGAATTTCAAGTGAATCTTAATCGCATTTAATAAATTCATCATTTCCATATTCACCAGATAATCTACGATATTCATTGCCGTCCTTATCCCAAACAGCCTGAGGTAAAACTTCATTTTGTCTATTCCACTTAATACCTGTTTCCAAGTGCATGATTTCCGCATAATCTTCTCTAATCCTTTTAGAAAAATTTCTTCTTTGAATTCCGAGCAAAAAACATAAAACAGCTATAATACAAATTGCTAGTATCATTTTTGTACTTCCTCCCTTTCATGCTATTTTTCCCCTGCTTCCGCTGCATCAGGCGGGCTGTTTTTCGGTCTGCTGAGCTACATCCATTTGGCCCCGAAGCACCAGTGTTTGCAATACCAGTGTCGCCTGCGGACGATCTTTCGGTTCAAGTTTTTCGGCCAGTGCAAATATTTCATCAATTTCCGCTTTCTCTGTAATTGTCAACATTACTTTGTCACCCCATTCCGTTGCTATGTCTCAATTATAAGTTGCTTTGTCTCGTTTGTCAACACTTTTATTAAAATAAATGTTGCATTGTCTCATATTACGTGCTATCATAATATCCGAAAGGAGGCTTTTTATATTGGAAATATCTGATAGAGTCAAGCAACTTAGGGAATCTCTGGGACTAAGTCAATCAGACTTTGCATCTAAAATTTATTTGGAACGTTCCACAGTTTCGCTTATAGAACGCAATCAACGCAATGTAACTGATCGCACAATCAAAGATATCTGCCGTGAATTTAATGTAAATGAGAAATGGCTGCGTACAGGAAAAGGAACCATGTTTAATGAAATTCCACGCGAATCTGAAATTGGGAAGTATATTGGGCAAGTCCTAAAATCCGACGATGCATTTATTAAGAATTTCATTATTTCTTACATGTCACTTGACGAAAAAGGCAAAAAAATAGTTCAAGACTTTATAACAAGTCTCGAACATAAAAAAGATAAATAGCTATTTGCCTGTAAATTCTTTCATCATGCTGTATAGTTTTAATAGTAGTGGCACGTCGTTAATTTCAGAAACGGCCTCTGTGATGAGATCTTGCAAACGTTTTTTTTCGTTCAATTTGATTTCTCCAGTTTTCCGCACTGGCTAAGATAGCGTTACTTTTATAATAGAACATGCGTTCTCAATTTGCAATAGATTAACTATTTTTTCTAAAAGAATTTTTAGCAGTGTCCCAATATTGGGACACTGCTAATTTTGTTTAAAAAATATTCATAATTTGCTTGACTGTCGAATTATGGTATATTATAGTAAATATATCTGTAAAGGCATTGTAAAGTAAACATGAAAGATTAAGAAGGGAAATCAGCCAATTGCTTCAAGCGACAAGGAAAAGCTTGCGC